TAAGAGGATTGTGCAAGTTGAGGGCTGCAGTGTCTGGCGTTCCAGTAACCAATTACGGAGGAAGGCATACCAGCGAAGAACTTGATTTCTTTATGCAAATAATAGATCAGATTCTTCCTAGCATTAAAGACTAATAATCTACATAGCGCCCACGTTTATTCCAGGGCAAGCGCCCCTAATTAAATAAAACATCTTAATAAGGTTCAAAAAAAATCGCATTGTTCATTTTCGGCAGAAGGCCAATTACAAATAGCTTGCCTTGGCGTAAGCGTGGGAGCAGAGGAGGAAACATGGAAAAGCTAATACTAACAGCAACAGAAGCATCAAAGGTGCTTTCGACTACACCAAGTAAAGTGCTTGCCATGCTTCAGGTAGGAGAGATACCGGCTTACCGGGATGGTAAGAACTGGAAGATTCCTAAAACGCTATTGCAGAAGTACGTAGAAGAAAGAGCCTTAGAGGAAACGGAAAGGAGGAAGTATGACACAGAGGCAGAGGATTGTTAGATATCTGAAAGATAACGGAAGCATCACAGCCTTCGAAGCAGTAAAGGAACTTGGAGTCCTGCAGCTGTCAGCAAGACTGATAGAGCTTGAGAACGAAGGCTACGTGTTCAACAAGAAGAGAGAGCATTCCAAGAACAGATACGGAGAGCGTGTGGACTATATGCGCTATTCAATAGCAGAGGAGAAGTAGCAATGAAAGAGATAAAAGAACTGTTTGAAGGCATGACACCTATAGAGGTAGTCGGAGAGATTGCAGGCTGGGCAGGAATGTTCATGATCCTGTTCATGGTAAGCATAATCGGAGGATAAGCAAATGGAGAATGGCTACAGAGATGACTACAATCCGTATGACTATTCATACGAAGACTGGACGGAATACCAGATAGAGAGGCAGAGAAGAAGACAGGAAGAGGAGGAATACGATGCCGAAGAAGATAGCTGATACAAAAAAGATGACTCATGAGCGGTGGCTGCAGCTCAGAAAGTCATCCATAGGTGGCTCGGAAGCTGGTATTTGCAACGGTACCAATAGCTACTCAAGCCTAATAAGACTTTACAGCGAAAAGAAGGGGCTTGTCAAGGAAAAAGATACCACAGAGGCTATGAGGCGTGGTACAGATCTTGAGCCATATGTGGCAGAGAGATTCATGGAAGCTACAGGCAAGAAGGTTAGAAATGACTTTGCGATGTATGCCGATGAAGAATATCCCTTCCTGACAGCTAACCTTGATCGCAGGGTTGTAGGAGAGAATGCAGGGCTTGAGTGCAAGTTCACCGGAGGCTTTAACGGTATTGATTACGATGCTGGTTATTACCCGGCACAGTATTACGCACAGTGCCAGCACTATATATCAGTGATGGGCTTCGACAAGATGTACCTTGCCATCTATAACACAGCAAGTAGCCAGGGAATCTATGTATTCGATGTTGAGCGTAACGATGAGTATATAGCGGATCTCAGAGCAAAGGAAGTGGACTTCTGGCTGAACTATGTATGCAAGGACCGGATGCCTGATGCGGATGGCACAGAGAGTTCTATTGAAACCCTGAAAGAGCTTTATCCACAGGCTGCACCTGAGTCAGAGATAACCATTGCAGGACTCGACAAGATGATAGAGGACTACAAAGAGTTTGGAAGACTCGCAAAAGAATTTGAGGAGAAGCAGGCAGAAGTTAAAGCAAGGATATGCTCAAAGCTTGGCAAGAATGAAGTGGGCATAGGCATTCAGTATGGATGCAGCTGGAAGTCTCAGAGCAGACCGGGCATTGACACCAAGAGACTCAAGGAAGAAAGGCCTGAGATTTATCAGAAGTATTCCAAAGTTAGTCATACAAGGACATTCAGAGTTAAAACCCTAAAGAAGTAAAGGAGAAAGAATATGGCACCTAAAGTAGTAAATGCTAATGAACAGGTACAGGTACCTACACAGCAGAAAAAGACACCGTTCTCGGTAATGATTCAGACAGATGGTTATAAGAACCTTATCAACAATACTCTCGGAGATCCGAAGCGTGCAGCAGGATTTGTGACTGCTATTACATCAGCTGTAGCTACGAATCCGGCACTGCAGGAATGCGATCCTGGCACAATACTTTCAGCTGGACTCTTGGGAGAGACACTGCAGCTGAGTCCATCACCACAGCTCGGACAGTATTACCTGGTACCGTTTAACGACAGGAAGAATGGAAGAGTGGTAGCACAATTCCAACTTGGGTTAACTCTTTAGGCTCAAGTAAAACTGCGTGAACCCTATTACTCAGGGGTGTGGTCGAAAGACTGCTAACGGTGGAACCCTCCAATGACTGGGCAATACCGTGCTATGTGCTAAACCGTCCGGAAAGGATGGAAATGGTAGGAATATATAAAATCACAAACCTTATTACAGGCGATTGCTATATAGGCAAGACTAAAAACTTTCGTAAGCGCTTGTGGAATCACAAGTATAAAGGCATTCATTCTGAAGATTTTGAATCCGACATAGAGAAGTATGGCTGGGACAATTTCAAAGCTGAAATTATAGAGGAATGCACTGAGGCTGAACTAACAGAAAGAGAAGCCTACTATATCGAAACATTGAAGCCTGCTTATAACACGATAGTTAGAGGCCGAAAGAGATCAATAGAAACGAGAATAAAGATTAGCAAGGCCCTTACTGGGAAAAAGCAATCACCTGAAACAATCGAAAAGCGGAAAAAAAGTATACGCAAAAGACATGAAACAATCCCTCAATTAAATCTTGGGCACAGAAAGAAATGTGCTTCAGACGAAAGAGAGTTTGAGAGCGTAAAGGAGATGGCCAACTACTACGGAGTTACATCAGGCTCAGCCACTCACGCTCTAAAGAGAGGTCACAAGATTAGAGGACACAAGGTTTGGTACGTAGTGTAGAGACTAACCGTGATGAATGTAGCGGTGTAGGACGGAAGATGAGTTGCCGTTCGAAGTGCGTGGCATCCAAAAGGATGAAGAGATAGTCCACTCCTACAGGATGGGAAACTGTAGGGTAAGTGATAAAGGTTACATCCAGCTTGCTATACGTTCAGGTCAGTATAAGAAGCTGAACGCTATGGCAATCAAGGAAGGAGAGCTTGTTAAGTACGATGAACTGAATGAAGAGATAGAAGTAAACCTTATCCAGGATGATGTAGAGCGTGATGCAGCGCCTACCATTGGATACTATGCGATGTTTGAATATCTCAATGGATTCAGAAAAGCAATCTATTGGAGCAAGGCCAAGATGGAAGCGCACGCTAATACCTACAGTCAGGGCTACAGAGCACGTAAGGGCTTCACATACTGGGAGAAGGACTTTGACTCGATGGCCATCAAGACCATGCTCAGACAGCTGATATCTAAGTGGGGAGTTATGTCCATAGACTTCCAAAAGGCTTATGAGGCGGATATGGGAGTGCTCAAGGATGACAAGATTGAATACGTGGATAATGTGCCGGGCGGATTCAGCGCTGAGGATGATGCTATAGATCTTCCGTTTGAAGCTGCAGAGGTAGAAGCGGAGGTAGTAAAGGATGAGAGCAGACTGGATACCGACACCGTGGAAGCCTAAAGAAGTGGGATCTTATCTTGTCACTACAGCCAAAGGGAAAGTAACTATGGACAGATGGGATGGTGAAGGCTGGGGCCTTTGCAGGCCACGTACAGAGATAAAGAGGAGAGGCCAGGGGAGATACAGGCCGCACAAGGCCTGGTCTCCACTGCCGCCAGCATATAAGGAGGAAGAAGATGAATCTTAGAATCATGAATCCAAGTGGCGCATCATACGTTGAACTGGTCATTACAGGAGATAGCTATAGAGAAAGACTTGATAACCTTTGCAATGTGCTGGATGTTCTTTGGAAGTGCACAAATGCAGATGAGCTTCAATTTGATCGTGATGAAGAAATATTTAAGGAGAATGAATAGAAATGGCAAACCTGGGATACATGAAATACTGGAGACAGACACTTGATAATCCTGTTGCCATGAAAGATGCTGTTCATTTAGCTATATGGACATGGCTTCTATTAAAAGCAAATTGGGAAGAGACTCAATGTAAATTTGGGAAACAGGTAATTAAGTTGCAGCCTGGGCAGCTTCCTCCCATTAGTCGGAGGACAATTTCTGAACAGCTAAATGTCACAGAAAGTTCTGTACAGCGAACACTAAAAGAGTTCGAAGATGAACAGATGATTGAACAACAAACATTCTCTAAATATCGGCTAATTACAATACTTGCATGGGATAAATATCAGAAACGTGAACACCAAAGTGAACAACAAAATCTTGTTTTTCGAACAGGTAATGAACCACAAGTGAACACCAAAGTGAACACAACTATAAGAAGTAATAAGAATATAAGAAATAAAGAAACTATTAATAATAATAAAAAGCCTTGGACCTTGGAAGAAAAAGTCAAGGCATACTGGGCTGCTGAAGAAGAAGCATGGAGAGGAGAAGAGTGATGAATTTAAAAGGAAATATTAGAGCCGTATTGGAAACCTGCTTTAGTGAAACGAAAGAAGAAAACATAAATGTCGCTTTAGGAAGCATAGTGGCTTTAGTCAAAGTTGCGCTTATGGAACATGGGGTTAAGCTTCCGGGGTTCAATGCGCCACAGGAGGAGAGTGATGGGTAGAGAACACATGAAGAAAGTAGCGGAGCGCAATAGAGATAAGAGTGAGCGTGAGTTCCGTAGATATCTTGCAAGAGCCGGATGGAATAATACGGAGATTGAGTATATGTGGGGCATTGCTAATAAGTGGCCTGCAAAGGAGGAAGAACGTGGTATTGATTAGTGATTACGTAAATGGGCACATCGTTATGACTATGCCAGGATGCTGCGCTGAGTGCACCCTATGCGATTCATACTGTTTGCTGCTGAGAAGACCGTTTATAGGATTCAATCCGAATGAGGAGCGAGATCCGAAGTGTCCTCTTCTGGATGTCTATGTGGATGAGGATGGAATACTTCATGTTGTGAGGTAGAAATGGCTAATAGTTTCAGAGCAGCGTTTGCAGTATGTCCTTACTTCCTGGGCGAGAAGAGGAAGTCAATAACATGCGAGGATGTGTATAGGATCTTTAATAGCCTAAACGCAAAGCACGCATGGATGGATATGTTCTGCGATTCTGAGTGGGAGGATTGTCCTTACGCTAAGAAACTAAATGCCGCTTATGAAAGATTTGATGAAGGAGATGATATGGCTTTGAAAGATAACGAGATTGATTCTCTCCGGAAGGAGATGAAGGGAGTAAGCTCAAGGCTCGGCAGAGTAGAGAAGGAGCTTAGGAAGAAGACTCAGGAATGCGCAGACTGGGAGACCAGAAGTAAGCTGTTCTATGAGAAGAGCAGGAAGGCCCAGGAAGAGCTTGAGGATTATCAGAAGCATGAGGCCGAAAGATATATAGCTATGGCCTTGCTATATGAGGACCGCATGGCATACCTGATTGATACGTTCTGCAATGGCAGACTGGAAGAGAAGGATGTCAAGGCATGGGCAGAAGGCAAAGAGTATGCGCTGACCTTTGATAAGGAATCCAAGGAACCTATTTGGATAGTCGAGATGAGAGAGGAGCAGGATGAGCAGCTATTCGATAAAGAGACCAAGGAAGAGTAAGTATGGCAATCGTAAAGTTACGATAGTCTTTAAGGGCGAGGAAGTCGAGTTTGATTCTAAGAAAGAGGCTAATAGAGCTAAAGAACTTGAGCTGATGGAGAAGGCAGGAGAGATTAAGGCATTGGAGATACAGGTGCCTTACGTGCTGATACCGGCATTCAAGGATAAGCAGGGTAAAAAACATCGAGGTGCCAAGTACATAGCAGACTTCACCTACTACGATATGGCCAAGGGCGATGTGATTATTGAGGATGTTAAGAGCCCTGCCACAAGGAAGAATGCAGTATATCGCTTGAAGAAAGAGATGATGGCCTACCAAGGCTTTGAGATTACGGAGGTATAGCAATGGCTGTCACAGTGACAACAAAGAATAAGTCAGAAACTAAGACAATCAAATACCGAATAGAACAGCCGGAAGATGTGAGGCTGTTTATGAATATCCTGGCTAAGAATGGATACTGGTGTGTGGTTAGCGCAGATGAGGAAGAAGGAGAAGATCATGGGTATAAAGATAACGACAGATGATAAGCCGGTAAGAGTGCATAGGTATGACAACAATGGGAAGCCATCTTACGCTATTAGGATAGCCAATCAGGAAGGTGATAATTGGGTAGGTGCATTCCAGAAGATCAGGTTTAGAAAAGGTGTTGAGGTACACGATAAGCAGAACATCTGCATCAAGGAAGCGTTTCCTACAGTCGATTCGTGGGTTAAGGATAACAAGCAGTACACAAAAATTGTGTGGCAGATTATGGAATTTGATTCGGATGCACCATACACAAGACCGGAGACATTCGATGTTGAAGGATTCAACCTGGCAGATGATGATGTTCCGTTTTAGGAGGTAGCCATGAAAGTGATAATGTTCAAGAATCAGCAGAAGGTATTCAAGTCGCTGATAGAGATAGTCAAAGTCCTTGCTACAGTGGAAGGCGAAGCTGCTGATGATGCTATCGGTGATGTTTATAGGATTGCGGACCTTGTAGGAGGCAAGCAAATGACCAAGGCATTAAAAGGCGGTACCAAGATACGCATGAATAATATTACGCTTGCAAAGTGGAGCAAGGATGATATGGCCAATCACATTAGAGCACTGGAAGAGATAATCGAAAGGGAGAGTTACGTATGATTGTTTTCACGATACTGATAGCGGTAGTAGTCTTGTTTGGATCTTTGGTTATGCACGTTCTGCTGATGGAAGCAGAACTTAAAGGCTATGACCAAGCACTGGATGAAGTAGAGCAGATGATGGATGAGGTAAGGAATGAGTGATTATCAAGTAACGAACTTCGGAATGTGTGGCGAGTGCAAGTATCATAGGCGATACGAACACGATAAGTATTGGTCTTGTGATAACAAGGACAGCGACTATTACACAGACTATACCGAGTACACAGACACTTGCGAACACTTTGAAAAGAGAGGTGTGGAATGAAGTATCTACATATCGGAGATAGAATTGGGATTGCTTGTCATTTATGCGAGCCACCGAACAGGAAAGAGTGCGGAAGTTGTAAGCGTAGAGTAAAACCGAAATACCCTGCGAGAGAAGTGTGGATAAATGACACAAAGTATGTGATAGAGCAGAGAGAGGTGTGGAATGAGTAAAAATGAAATAATCAAGTGGTTACAAAGCCTAAAGAAAGATATAGGGCAACCACAACACCAAGACTTGTGGCACTATGCAGAAATGCTTGATGAAGTAATAGGCACAATCGAAGTCAGCGAGGATTGTATCAGCAGAGGGTGGGTAATCGAGAAGATGTTAAAAGAGGGCGAACACTACACGAATAATGACATCAAACACGGCTACCACAACTGCGAAATCATAGTATATGACGCACCGAGCGTAGTACCAAGCAGAGCAGAGGGCGAGTGGAAAAGATATATGGGCGATATATGGACTTGTACTGCGTGTGGCGAGAACCTTATGTGTGATGATATTAAGTGCAATAATTACTGTCCGAACTGCGGAGCAGAGATGCGTAAACCACCAACAGAAGAAATAGGAGATTGCAACGTCTGTCGCTTTGCAGGTTGTAGTGAGTGCGATGATTGCGTAGATGGAAGCGAGTGGAGGCGAGAAGTCAAGGGCGTTGACTACGACTATGAGGAACAAGAAAGATTATATGATGAGTTAGCAGACATGAGAGGTAGCGAAGAATGAATATAGAAGACATGATACTTAAAGAAATACGTACGACAATATCTGAACGCCTTGACAAAGAGATTGAGGAGCGCACCAAAGAATTTTATAAGGAACTGATAGAGCGTAAAGACCAGTATATAGCAGAGGTAATGAAAGGCATACGGCTAGCGCATGAATATAGCCCAGAAACAATGCATATGGATTATCGGATAATGTTTATTAACAAATATGAGAGGTAGCGACAATGGAAGATAGAGTAATACTAGATACGTCTTTAATAAAAGCACTGTGCTATCGCATTATAGATATTATAGATTTCTATGAGCTGATAGCGAGTGAGAGGTGCGGAATGAGTAAGTAGTGGGGGGAGAATTTGAAGGTCTCTTTTCGGTATGGTTAGTGTATCGAAAGGAGACTTTTTATTATGCCTAAAGATCCACACAAGAATGGTGGTATTCGGCATGATTGGGCAGCAATAAAGCATGAGTATGTGACAGATCCTAAATCATCACTCAGGAAGATTGCTGATAAGTACGGTGTAAACTACAACACTGTTGCTAAAAAATCAAAGGCTGATGACTGGTTCGCCACCAGAAAGAAAACACAATCAAAGATATTGGCAAAGGCCATAGCGAAGACAGAAGACAAGATGGCCAAGGAATTAGCGGATGAGGCTGACTTCCTTGCGCTTATTAAAGGTCATGTATCCAGGATGCTCAATGACCAAAATCAATTCAATAGGCATCTGAAGGTAGATCCTGTAACCGGAGATATCTCAGATGAGATATTGGATAAGGTCGATTCAAGAGCGATTAAGGATACGATGCAGACTCTGAAGATGATTGAGGAGATGTCAAGGAGTCTTTACAACATCCAAAAGGCAGAAGTATTACAGCAACAACAGCTTGCTGCTGACAGACTGCAGCTTGAGAGAGAGCGCTTTGAGTTTGAGAAGCTTAAGGCTGACATCAATAAGCCTGATACATCTAACACAATCCGCATAGATGGGCTTGAGGAAGGATGGGCAGAGTAATTTTGTTCACACTTAGGAAGGGAGGAGGTGATGATGATGTCCGTCTTAAGAATAGCTGAGCCTAATGAGAAGCAGAAGGCATTTCTATCTAGCAAGGTTAAGCATACTGCTTATGGCGGAGCTTGAGCACGTGGAGGCGGAAAGTCTTGGGCTGTAAGAACCAAGTCTGTACTACTTGCTGCTAGATATCCGGGCATCAAAATGCTGATAGTCCGTAGAACGTACAAAGAGCTTGAAGGAAACCATATAAGGATTCTGAAGAGCATGTGCAAGGACATTGCAAGGTACAACAGCCAGTCTAAGCTGCTGACCTTCACCAATGGAAGCACCATAGAGTTTATGTACTGCGCTAGGGATTCGGATCTAGACAGACTGCAGGGCCTTGAGTATGACATTGTGTTCCTCGATGAGGCGGCACAATTAAGTGAATGGCAGATGAAGGCCATAACCGCAACAGTGCGTGGAGTTAATCAGTTCCCTAAGAGAATCTACTACACATGCAATCCGGGCGGTCAAGGCCATGCATATATCAAGAGAGTATTCATAGACAGGCAGTTCCTGACAACAGAGAATCCGGATGACTATACATTCATCCAGGCTTTGGTAGATGACAATACAGCACTAATGGAAGCACAGCCTGAGTATCTTGCCACACTTGAGGCACTTCCTAGGAAGCTGAGAGAAGCATGGCGCTATGGCAGATGGGATGTATTTGAAGGTCAGGTGTTCGGTGAGTTCAGAGATGATCCTGAGCACTACGATGACCATAAGTGGACTCACGTTATCAATCCATTCCCTATTCCGTATGAGTGGACAGTCTATAGAAGCTTTGACTGGGGATACAGTAAGCCATTTTCTGTAGCCTGGACTGCAGTATCTCCTGCAGGAAGGATGTATAGGTTCAGAGAACTGTATGGCTGCACAGGCGAAGCTAACACAGGTGTTGAGTGGACTGTTCCTCAGCTTGCAGAGAAGATACGTGAGATAGAAGCGACAGATGAGAGGCTAGTGAATAAGCACATATACGGAGTGGCAGATCCTGCAATCTTTGCATCAGACGGTGGACCATCTATAGCAGAGCAGATGGAAGAGCATCAGGTCTGGTTCGATAAGGCTGACAACAAGAGATGGCCAGGTAAGATGCAATGTCACTACAGGCTTGCATTCGATGATGATGGCTTGCCGATGTTCTATGTGTTCAACACGTGCCCACACTTCATAAGGACAATACCGGCACTGCTCTATTCAGAGACAGATGTTGAGGATGTAGATACCAAAATGGAAGACCATATATACGATGAGTGGCGCTATGTGAATATGAGTAGGCCAATAGCTCCACGACTTAAAACACCAATGGAACAGTGGAGTCCGCCACCGGAAGATCCACTCGATATCCTAAACGATTAGAAAGGAGTGCAGATGAACTACGAAGACAAGACTAAGAACATTGTGCTTCAGTCTCAGCCTTTTGGTAAAGACCAGGTAGGTATGGCGCTTGCTGACCTTGAGAACTATGTAGGCGCTAAGAGATTCATTGATGCTAAAGCCACAGAGAATCAGATGTGGTGGAGGCAGAGGCATTGGTCCGTTCTTGGTGAGAAGAATATGGGCGTTGAAGCTGGCGTGGGCGTAGGCTCAGCGTGGGCTATCAATTCCCTGCTGAATAAGCACGCAGACATTATGGATTCATTTCCGAAGCCTAACGTGCTTCCAAGAGAAGCAGATGATGAAGCAGAAGCCAAGGCTCTTACGGATGTTATACCGACAATCTTAGAACAGAACGACTATGAGCAGATATACCGTCAGATGGGCTGGGATATCTGTATAGATGGTGCAGCTATAACAGGCGTGTTCTGGGATGGCTCAAAGCATGATGGGCTGGGAGATATAGCCTTAAGCAATGTGGATATACATAACATCTTCTGGAAGCCGGGCATCCAAGACCTGCAAGAATCTGACAAGGTATTCTATGTAAGCCTTATGGATACAGATATGGCAAGGGCAAGATATCCGAAGATAGCAGACAAGATAGGTCCAAGCAATACCGGCAAGATAACACAGTACATCCATGATGATAACTACGATACATCTCACCTGGTTGAAGTCATTGATATGTACTACAAGAAGACAGAGCTGAGACCTGTTGAGATTGATGGCTTGGATGAGGAAGGCAATCCGACAAAGATAAAGGTTGGAGATGTGCCAAGGACACTGCTCCACTATGCTTGCATCATAGGATCTGAGATAGCCTTTTGCAGTGAGAATGAGCCAGGCTATGAGAACGGATTCTATGAGCATGGGCAGTTCCCATTTGTTATCCGTAGGCTGTTTCCAGTCAAGGATACGCCTTGGGGATTCGGATACCTGGATATCATGAAGAATGCTCAGAAGGATATAGACAAGCTTGACCAGGCTGTAATAAAGAATGCTATGGCCAAGGCAAGGCCTCGTTGGTGGGTTAAGAAGAATGCCAACATAGATCATTCCAAGTTTGCTAATTGGGATGAGGAACTTGTTGAGGTAGGTGCCGGTGACCTTGGAGAGTCTGTACGCATGATGGATGTGCAGGATGTACCAAGTGGCGCTATCACTCACTTAAGTAATAAGGTTGAGGAGCTGAAAGAGACTTCAGGTAATAGAGACTTCTCGCAGGGTAGCACACAGTCCGGAGTTACAGCTGCATCAGCTATCGCAGCACTGCAGGAAGCAGGAAGCAAGCTATCAAGGGATGTGAACAAAGAGCTGTACCGAGGAAGCAGAGAAGAGTATTACCTGGTTATTGAGCTGATTAGACAGTTCTATGCTGAGCCTAGAAGCTTCAGGGTAGATGATGGACAGGGCGGATTCAGATTCCTTCAGTTCAGCAATGCGAACATTGTAGAAGAGGATGTGCCTATGCCTGATGGCAGCGGTACAAGACACAGAAGACCTATCTTCGATATCTCTGTAACTGCAGAGAAGCAGAGTCCGTTTAGTAGAGCAGCACAGAATGAGACTGCAAAAGAGCTGTATGGTATGGGCCTATTTGCACCAGAGAATGATATTCCTGCTCTTGAATGCCTAGACATGATGGACTTTGAAGGCAAGGACAAGGTCATTCAGAGAGTGCAGGAGAATGGTGTACGTATCCGCATGATGGAATCGGCAATGCAGCTTATAAATCAGCTGGCTATGCAGGATGATGGTATAGCACAGATGGCTATGCAAGCAGGGCTTATAAGTCCTGAGCAGATGGCTATGCAGGCAACAGAAGCGCAGATGGCTGCATCACAGACACCACCTGCATCCGCTATACCAAAGTCTTCCCCGGAAGAGAGAGCCACAAAGGTAGCTACAGACGGATCATACGCTGACAAGATTAGAAAGCGCAGTGCTAATGCTGCTTCACCTACATAGGAGAGAAGATGACTAAAGCAATATTTCAATACGACAAGGGCCTTATGTTCGATTGTGTGAACCATGCAGGAGACCATGATGTGTGCACGATTGTATCAACGCTATGTGGCGTTCTGGTCATAGCCTGCAAGCGGTTCGACAAGGACTTTGAGCCGACAATCTATAACGAAGGCCATGTGAGGATAGATGTATCCAGAGCAGATGACAGTCTCAAAGAAGTATTTCGGACTGTCGAAGCTGTTATGAAGCAGGCGGCTAAACAGCATCCTGACTACATAAAAATCTACTAGGAAAGGAGGAACCATGTATGACTACTACAAAAGCATTGGCAAAGCTGTATAAGACTATTACAGGCCTTGCTCCACGTAACTCGGCAGCTAAGATTCTCTCGGATCTTGCTGATAATTGGTCCGGTGGTGGCGGCACAGAATACACAGCAGGAGATAACATCACTATCTCAGAAGGCGTGATCTCGGCTACAGATACAACATACAGTGCAGCCACATCAGAAACAGCAGGTCTTGTATATCAGGGCATCGCAGTAGATGATGCTGCAGGAGATGCACCTACAGCAGCAGAGTTCAAAGCACTGCTTGATTCCCTGAGAGATGCAGGCGTGATTGCCACAGCAGAAGAGACACCTGCAGAGTCCTAAAGTGGATGACAAAGTAGTGGGGGGAGAAATCCTCCCATTACTTTTTTTATACTCATAACATAGCAAAGAAAGAGTCGCTCACTTAATGAGCAGAAAGGAAGAAATGCTATGATTGACAATTTCATAATCGACTTCCATCTCTTCGATGGTGAAGGGGCTGGAGCACCAGCTGCGGAAGCCGGAACAAACGCCAGCACGCCTGAGTCTAAGCAGGATGTAAGAAAGACCGAGTATGGTAAATCCAGGGGCGAAGAACAGGCACACAGTCAGGTCGGCACTGACACAGGGGCAGTAAGCCTCGATGCGGAGTTTGCATCGCTTGTAGGTAAGGGAGGTAAATTCCATGACCTATATGGTCAAGCTGTATCTTCAGCTATTCAAGACAGATTCAAGAATCAGGCGGATCTACAAGGCCAAGTGGATTCCATCAGTGATGGTTTATCGCCTCTGTTCATGAATTATGGTTTGGAAGCAGGAGACTTTGAAGGACTGATAAGCGCAGTGAAGCAGGATGATTCATTCTTCCAGGCAGGAGCTGAGAGAGCAGGCCTTGACATCGACCAATACAAAGAGAACCTGAAGCTGCAGGCTGAGGCAGAACGAGGCAGAAGGATAACCGAGGCCTATGAGCGTGAGCAGTTCAAGCAGCAGCTGTATGCAGACTGGGAGGCACAAGCAGAGACATTAAAGCAAGCATTCCCCGGATTCGATCTCGGACTTGAGATTGAGCACAATGATGCCTTTGCTAACCTTATCGACAATGGTGTTGATGTTCATACTGCTTTTGTAAGCACGCACCTTAACGAGATTATGAATGGCTCAAACGCAGAAGCTCAGACAAGAGCTACAGCGGATGTGGTAAACACAATCCAGAAAAGGGCATCAAGGCCTATTGAGAATGGTATGAACCATGCTGCTGCAATTCAGAGAAAATCAGATCCTTCTTCATTAACGAATGAAGACATAGATGAGATTAACAGAAGGGTAGCAGAAGGAGAAGCAATCTCTTTCTAAGCTATGAATCTTCCTTGTCTATGTCATGAATAGATGAAGGGAGAAAGAACAATGAAAGATTTTATTATCAATTTCCACCTGTTCGATGACACACCAGCACCACAGCAGGGCTATACACCACTTAATCCTAACTGGACAGGACAGCAGACCGGAGGCTGGCAGGAACTTATAGATCCGAATGGTAACTTCAAGTATGACCAGGGCGGTAACTATGAAGCCAGCGATTGGGCTACAGGCAAGGGTAACGAACTGTCTGCAGAGATGAAAGTCTTCTATGACAAGAATCTCATTAGACTCGCAGAGCCTGCAATGATTCACGATCAGTTTGGTCAGAAGAGACCTATTCCTGGCGGCAATGGAAAGGTAATTGAGTTCAGAAAATTCAATGCACTTCCTGCAATTCCTGCAGATATGATTCTTCAGGAAGGTATCACTCCGACAGGTCAGAACTATGGTGTAACAAGCATCACAGCTATGGTTCACCAGTTTGGTGGATACATCACTACCACAGACATGCTGAATCTCACAGCCTATGACAACAACATGGCTGAGATTATGAAGCTTCTCGCTTCTCAGGCAGGTAGAGTATCTGACACTATCACAAGAGACATTCTGCACACAGGACTTAACGTATCCTATGCCGGTGGCAAGGAAGACCAGGATGAGCTTACTGCTGATGATGTTCTCACAATCGAGGATATCAAGAAGGCTGTAAGAAAACTGAAGAGAGTAAACGCTGAGACTATCTCAGGTAACTTTGTAGCTATCTGTCATCCGGATACAATTTATGACCTGATGCAGGATTCCGAGTGGATTGATGCTAATGAGTATGCAGGAAGCGGTGCTATCTTCAAGGGCGAAATCGGCAAGATGTACGGTGTACGCTTCGTAGAAAATACTCAGGCTAAGATCAGCATCAACGAGACCACAGAGCTTCCTATCTATGGAACACTGGTCCTTGCTGCAAATGCATTCGGTGTAACAAGCATCAATGGCGGTGGAATCCAGACTATCGTTAAGCAGCTTGGAAGTGGCGGTACGGCAGATCCGCTGAACCAGAGAGCAACAGCAGGCTGGAAGCTCAACAAGACTGCCAAGATCCTCACAGAGGAATACATGGTAAGAATTGAGCACACTGCAAGCTATGGAGCAGATGCTGTAGCTAACTAAAACTTCTAAGCTCCGGAAGGGAGTAACAAATGGCTAAGAGCAAAGCAAAGACCGAAAAGGTTGAGAAGACTGAAGTTAAAGCTGAAGAGACCAAGAAGACTGAAACGAAAAAGGAAGAACCTAGGGTTATGGTCATGGTTCCATACGTAGAAGGCGAAGATAGAGAAGTCACAGTATGGATCAATGACAAAATAACTAAATTTAAAAAGGGCGTTACAGTCGAGGTTCCACTCAGCGTAGCCAAGGTTGTCGAGAGAAGCAACAAGAACATGATGTATGCGCTTGAGAACCAGAAGAAGTTTAAGAAGCAGGTAATGGACCTGTAAGCAGAGTAGGTGGGAGGTCCATTAGACTTCCCACCACTTTTTTAGGAGAGTAAGCAATGACAATCAAATCATTGATAGACAAAGTACAGGAAGAGAAGCCTAATACGTTTACTGATGAGAAGCTTCTGTCTTTCATTAACGAGATAGAGATAGAGATATATGACCAGCTCTATGAGGACTTTGAGCCTTATGAGGAAGTTGATGAGACAGAGCTTAGAGTGCCTGCTCCATACGACAGGCTTTATGTGTCTTATGTGAAGTCTCAGATTGATTATGCACTGGAAGAGTATGAAAGTTATCAGAACAATGCTGCTCAGCACGTGCAGGATTTTAGAGACTTTATTGACTGGGTAGTAAGAACAGGCCAGGCAGTACAGAGCGCTCTTCCACGTAAGATAAGAAACATTATGTAAGGTGGTGATATTATGGCAAATCTAGTTCAGCCGGTAGCACCACTTGTGCCTATTGAAGAAAGAACAATCGAGTTTAAAGGACTTAACAGGCAGGCGGTAGTAGCTGAAGGAGAGATGCCAGATATGTGGAATCTCACTTCGGACAATTATCCTTTGCTCACACCTAGAAAACCTAGAGGCGCAATGAGACTTCCGGCAGGGGTAGTAAAGCCTATGCAGCTTATGGCTAAGTTTGAAAAGATAGCCATGATAGCTGCGACTGGTAGCGGTGTCGCATTCTACTATGACGGAGAAAAGATATTAGATGAAAGCACTGGTCTATCTGAGCAGACAGAGATGGTGGCTATCAATACAAAGATATGCTTTTTCCCTGAGAAGACCTATGTAGAGGTTACATCGGAAGGTATAGTTGCTAACTCATATAAGAGCCTTGAGTCTGATGTATCAGTGACAGGCGTGACCATAACAATCAGCTCAGAGGATACAAGGATTACTCTTCCTGCTAATCATGGGTTTAGCTATGATGATGCGATTCAGATTACAGGAGAGCTTTCTTATACAGGCACAAGAAGCACGACAAGCTGTGATGTTTCTTGCATTATAGAGGACATTGTTAATACCAATACCTTGGTGCTGCCACAAGCTACATTCCTTGAGCTTATAGCAGCAGGGGTAACTACTGCTACGCTGACAGGCCATGTAAAGAGGACTATGCCGAAGCTGGATCATGTAGTTGAGTGGAATAACAGGCTATGGGGCTGCTCAAACGAGGATAACACGGTATATGCATCCAAGCTTGGAGATCCTAAGAACTGGCAATACTTCCAGGGCACAGGCATTGACTCATACTATGCACAGCAAGGTACAGACGGAGAATGGACAGGCATAGGCCTTCACTCTAACCACCTTGTCTGCTTTAAGCAGGACAGTCTTTGCAAGATATACGGCACAGCACCATCGAATTATCAAGTGCAGAACGCTGAGGCCTTTGGTGTTGAGCTTGGTAGCAGGAAGTCTGTTGTAACCATAAATGACACCATCTTTTACAAATCGAAGGTAGGCATTATGGCCTATACCGGCAGCGTGCCAGTCTGCATAAGCGATAAGTTCAATTCAGCGTTTACTAATGTTGTGGCAGGCACAGAGAAGAGGAAATACTACGCCTCCATCAATAGAAAAACTGGCGGCTATGAGCTAATGGTTTTCGATGTGGATAAGGGCGTTTGGCATAAGGAAGATACCACTAGGTTCAGAAGCTGCGCTACGGTAGGAGACAAGCTTTATTACATTGAATACGATCATGAAGTTCTGTACTGCTCAGAGAATCTAAAGTGCTCAGACTATCTCCCTGTAGGCGGTGAAGCAGACTCGGCTCATGTAGGAATAATCAATCCATTAACGCCTGATGAGGATGCAGGTGATATGGAATGGATGGCTATTTTTGGACCGTTTGATGAATACATAGAAGAGCACAAGATATATTCAAAGCTTGCACTCAGGATTATCTCTAACGATAAGAAGGAGAACGATATTTGTAACGAGAATCTTGAGCCTATATGTAACGAGTTTGGAGAATTTTTCTACTTAGAGAAATACTTGAATGTGTATATCTCTCTTGATGAAGGAGACTGGGAGCTTGTAGAGCATTATGCACAGCCTATTACACAGGGAGAGTTCATACCAATCATACCAAGGCGGTGCGACAGATACTCGATAAAAGTAGAAGGTAAAGGCAAGTATGAAATCAAGTCGCTGACCAGAAGAATACGCAAAGGAACATTTGGGAGGTTATAGGAATGGCTTATTCAAGAACTAACTGGCGTGAAAATGAAACGCCATTATCTGCTCAAAATATGAACAATATTGAGGATGGCATCGAAGAAGCACTTGTGAATGCTAAGGGCAATCAGGATCTTTGGACATTCATCCGAAACCTTGTATATCCAGTAGGCTCGATTTATATGAGTACGGACAGCACAAATCCATCTGCAAGGTTTGGTGGTACATGGGTAGCCTGGGGCAGCGGCAAAGTACCGGTAGGCGTTAATACTTCGGACACAAGCTTTAACACGGTAGAGAAGACCGGAGGAACCAAGGACTCTGTAGTAGTGACGCATAACCATACAGCTACGTTTTCAGGAAATGCTGTTGGCAATCATACGCATACAGGACCTTCGCATACACATACTGGTCCTAGCCATACGCATACTATGGCGCACACGCACACAGGGCCTTCGCACTCACATACTCCATCAGATAGTGCAAATTACTTTTTGACTATACCAAAGTCGGGAGATAAGCCGGTAAGCCGAAAAAATTTCTCATTCTATGAATCCCCTGCTGTAACAAAGCTTGCTTCAAGTCATCAGCACGGTATAGACCTGCGTCAAAAAACTATTTCAGGATATCTTTACACGGAAGGCAGCGTAACAAGACTATCTAATACAAGCGCAGCAGGAACTGGCAACACGGGCGCAGCAAGCAATAGTACAACATCGGCAGCTGGTACAGGTGCTACAGGTGCGGCCGGTACAGGCAATACATCAGCAGCAGGAGGTCATACTCCATCAGGTAGTGTCTCTGTAGCTAACAATGGTGTATCAGGAACTGACAAGAACCTGCAGCCATACATCACTTGCTACATGTGGAAGCGCACAGCATAGGAGGAAATTATGATAGTCGGATATGACAGAAGCAGCGGTCTGACTACAGACCAAAAGCTTGAAAGCCTCACTAACTCAGTGCAGCTTGCACTAAATGAGATTATGACTCAATGTGCTGAGATCAATAAATCCATTGAGGAGATAAAGGCGTTTGTTGACGGAGATCAATTACTTATGAGAGGAGACGAGTAATGGCTATAAAGGAATCAGAACTACAGGAGATAACAGTATTATCGGTGCAGGATTATGTCCGTGCAGTTACATCTTTAGGTGGTTCTAGAAATGTAGCGGTAAGTGACCTGGCTAAGACTGTTGCAACAAATTTTCCTATACATGAGGTGGCTGAATTATCAGGCAATCTAACAGGATCAGAGTTTTTTATTCTAGACACAGGAACCGAAAATTATAAGATTGCCGCTGATAAAGTGTCAAATTCTTTGATACAAACAGGCGCTTATGTTGCAGGGTTTAAGGCTGAAAATCCAAATAATGACAATCGAGTAGCTCTAATGATAGGGGAAGGTCAGGTAAACCGAGGCGTGTATGTATGGGGACCTAACAGTCTCAGCAAATGGTTAGTGCACGCCGGCGAATCTGGTACTGCATATCTTGACGGATATCCAGTAACTCCTGTCACATTAACCAAAACCTATACAGAGAATAACTATGTAAATGAGACAGACTTTAACCGTATTATAGCCATTCAATACGGAAGACTTGTTGTGATAAATGGCAATTTACAGATTGAAAACAATGTTCCACAAAGTAGTGATTTTCTTACAATTGGCAAAATTAATTTGCCTAAATCTGCGTTGACGGATGCTTCACAAATTGTGCCTTGCCAATATGGTGTGTCGATATACATAGGTGTGCACACAAACGGAGATGTACGACTTTACAATTATAACACTGCAGATGCAGGTGGTTGGGCTAGGTTTAACTGCACATTGGTGCTTTCTTAAAGGAGGTTTTATATGACTAAGGAATGGTTTAAGGCAGCAGGAATAAGAGCGCTGAGAACCTTCATCCAGGTTGTCTTAGCTGTATGGACTGCTGGTAAAGTAGACAACATTATGTCTATACCCTTGATTACAGAAGTGAATTGGAAGATTGCATTTATTACCGCAGGGACTGCAGCTGTGTATAGCATACTGACTTCTATTGTTACATCACTTCCGGAGGTGCAGCTTCAGGATACGCTTTATGCTCTGGATAACCAGGCTGATGAAGAATACATGGCACACTACGATGAGATTGTAGATTGCGAAGAAGGTGATGAATAATGGCTCTTCTGACAGTAGAGAAAAGAAAACAATACTTCAAGGATCTGAAGCTTGGAGCATATAACAAGGCAAACATTAAGAAGCTGCAGGCTAAATATATGTGGCGCTCATCTGATGCAGATGGAATATATGGACAGAATACGGACAATCTTCTTAGAACATTATGGAATGTTTGGAAGTATACAAAGAACTTTGATGCCAAAGAATTTAGATGTGAATGCGGTGGTAGATACTGCTGCGGTTTTCCGTCATATATGAAGCCGAACCTTCTGAAGAACATACAGGCTATACGTGACCACTGGGGCAAACCTATTACGGTTACGTGCGGAATGAGGGATCGCACGCTTAATAGTAGGACCGGTGGAAGTATAACAAATAGCCGCCACTTAACAGGCCAGGCCGTTGACTTCTACCAGGTAGGCGTGACAGATATCTTGGCCAATAGGAAGAAGGCAATTAAGTGGATTAAGAGATTACCGAACCATAACTATACCTATGGCAATGGAATTAACTCTAACGGATACAGTGTATATGCACCATACATGGGCAATGCATTACATACCGATGTGAAATAAGGAGAAGATGATGAGCATGCTAGACAACCTAAAAGAATATATAATCGGAGCAAGCATAGCCGGAGCTGCATATACGCCTAAGACAGAATACAAAGGAACGCTTCCAAAGAACACGGTATACAAAGGTTGTAAAGGAGCCGATGTTAAGGCAGTGCAAACATTCCTTAACTGGGGCATTGGTGCAGGATTAAAAGTAGATTCATCATGCGGCACAAAGACTGTGGCTGCTATCAAGGCTTTTCAGAAGCTGAATAAGATCACTGTAGATGGCAGCTTTGGCTCAAAAACAAAGGCAAAGGCCCAGGCTCTTATCAACAAGCATAAGAAAAAACCTGCGCCTAAACCATCAGGTTCTTATACAGGCAAGTATCCTACGATTAAGCTTGTGAAGACAAATGCCCAGGTAAAGGCGGACGCAATAAAGTGGGCTAAGTGGATAGCCGGAGATAACAGATTCCACTATGGATACGGAAGACACGCACACCATAACGGATGCTTCTTCTGCGGTACACAGAAGCTTAAGCAAGGACACGGAATTAAGAATCCGAACTATACATACTGCTGCAATCCTTTCGTGGGGGCTGCGTTTGCACACGGAGGCGGAGACGCTACAGCGCTTAAGATGTGCCAGAGCTGCAACAGCTGGGATTTTGGTACCGGCAGCGGCAGCTATCATAAGAGCAAGCTGTTTAAGAAGGTCTCGCTTAACAGCCTAAAAGCTGGAGATGTGCTATGCTCGGATAGCCATGTGGCACTCTACGTAGGCAATGGCAAGGTAGCTCAAGCCGGGCACTCAGATGATAACAAGATTAATTCTAAATCATGGAACAGTTCCATAGCAGTAGATACATGGAGTGGTTATAAACGTGCATACAGATATGTTGGCTCAGTAAATGTAAGTAGAGCTATCACGTATGGTGAAGTGTCTGACCGTGTAACGGATCTTCAGAAGTTCCTTATATGGTACGGATACGATATTAAAGCTGACGGAATATTTGGAGACAGTACGCTAACTGCTGTTAAGAAATTCCAGGCAGCGAAGAAACTTAAAGCAGACGGTGTAGTAGGACAAAAGACAATAGAAGCAATGAAGGCGGTAAAGAAATGAACTGGGAAATAATTGAGCATATTTGTATCAGCATAGCTGTAGTAGGGGCAGCGCTAACATATATTTACAAAGGTTTGAAGTTTGCAAAAAGGCCTTCTGATGATATAAATGAAAAGCTGGCCAGAGATTACGAAAAGATCAATGAACTAGAAGGACAACAGAGATATAACAGTAAGGCAGTAAAGCTTTTAATGAGATCAGAGATGGCTATACTAAATCACTTGCAATCTGGCAATAGCACCGGAGAGATGGCAAAGGTTGAAAAAGATATAAAAGACTTCTTAATTAATAACTAATAGTACACTTTAATATCCCTTTTACTTCACCTAAACTACACTTAAATCACACAAAAATCACACGTAAAATCCCTTGCTAGCGTGTGATTTTGTATTGTAAAATAAACAATCTTAACTTTTATTGTAGAGATTACACAAAGGAGATGGCTTATGGAAAGGTTGGTAAAGGGGTATTCAAGGACACAAATTCTTGAAACAATAGAAGAATGGATTGTAGGCCGCAATGCTCTTCGGAACAGAGAGATCCTGAAGAAGAAACTAATTGATGGTATAAGCTACATGGCGCTTGCAGAAGAGTATGATTTATCACTGAAGAGAGTAAAGACTATAGTGAGAGAAGGCACGAAGAACATAGTAGAGCATATGTAAAAGTACACTTTTATCATACTATTCTCATACTAAAGTCACACTAAAGAAGCCCTTAAAGTCACTTGGCAGAGGGCCTTTTTTATTGCGATAATTTGATGGGGAGGTAATGGTATGGCATTTATTGAAACCAACATAAATCCGGTAGGAAGAAAAGTAGGTGACTGTTCTGTTAGAGCTGTAGCCCTGGCACTTAATATGGGCTGGGAAGCAGCATTCATTGCTCTCACTATGAACGGATTAGCTATGGGGGATATGCCATCTTCCGATAGTGTTTGGGGCGCTACGTTGAGGCAGAATGGATTTTACAGAAATGTCATACCGGACACCTGCCCTGCTTGTTATACGGTGGCAGACTTTTGTGAAGATCATCCTGAAGGTACATACGTGCTCGGCCTAGGTGGTCATGCGGTCACAATAAAAGATGGAGATATATACGATTCATGGGATTCCTCAAAAGAGATTCCACAGTTCTATTGGTACAAGAAGGAGGACTGATATGGCATATAACTTTTTCCCTGCAGGCTATAGGCCTTATAACATAGCACCACAGCAGGAGAATCCGCAGCCCGGCATTATATGGGTGCAGGGCGAAGCGAGTGCGAAGTCTTATCTTGTGGCACCTAATTCCAGTGTTGTGCTATGGGATTCAGAAGAGCAGGTTATTTATATAAAGAGTGCTGATGCTTCCGGTATGCCAAGCATGAAAACACTAGACTATACCATACGTGAGAGCACAGCTATAGTAGGCGAAATTCCGCCTATGGGAGACTTTGCGACTAAAGAAGATATATCACTCATTAAGGAAGAATTAGAGGCTCTAAAGGAAGAATTTAGACCAAAGAAGACAAAGGTAAGTGAGAGGTAAGAGACATGAATCCATTATTTAATTTACTGAATCAAGGTGGCAATCCTCCAATACTGCAGCAGCTTATGCAGTTTCAGCAGACATACAAGGGCGATGCTCGGCAGCAAGTACAGAAGATGCTGAGTAGTGGGCAGATAACACAGGCCCAGTACGATGAAGCTGTAAAGAAGGCGCAGATGTTACAGAGTTTGCTATCACCTGGCGTACGAAGGTGAAGCAGTAAGCAATAACTAATTATATGTAAAGGAGGATACGTTTATGGCAATTACAGAAGGCAGTGAAGGAATGGTAATGCCTGTAACACCTATGGGTGGCGGCTTCGGTAATACCGGCTTCGGTAATGATGGATGGTGGATTATTCTTCTGTTCGTTCTTCTCGGAGGCTGGGGAGGCGGCTTTGGTGGCTATGGAAACGGAGGCGGAGTAGTCTCAGTGGATAATAGCCTGCAGAGAGGCTTTGACCAGGCAGCAGTAATGGGTAGCCTTGGAGACATCACAGGAGCAATAGTCAATGGCTTTGCAGGAGTAGAGATCTCAAACAATGCAAGACAGATAGCAGATATGCAGCAGAGCTTTGCGCTTCAGAGCCAGCTTGCATCCTGCTGCTGTGAGAACAGACTTGCAACAGAAGGACTTAAGTACACTATAGCCACAGAGAATTGTGCTGACAGATACGAAGCTGCTCAGAACACAAGAGACATTATCGAGAATGCTAATAGAAACAATCAGGCTATTCTTGACAAGATTTGCGCCCTTGAGATTGATGCGAAGAATGATAGGATTGCAGAACTTGAAAGACAGATTAGCATGGCAACACTTACAGCTTCACAGGTAGCACAGACAGCAGAGATTATATCCAGACTTCCGGCAGCGACTACCACGACTTAGGAAGGAGGTAGGATATGCACAGACTGTATGACCTAAAAGACAAGCTGCTTGATGAGCTTACAGAATGCGGAGAGAAGAATCTCACAGAATCATCGCTTAAGACCATTGATACGCTTGCTCATTCTATAAAGAACCTGGATAAGGTTATAGAGCATTGCGAGAAAGATGGCTACAGTAATTATTCAAGAGAAGCATCCTATATGGGCGATAGCAGCGAGCATTATGTAAGACCGGACGGATCTTACAGAGACAGTAGTTACGCTAGAGGCAGAGGTGCTAGGCGAGACTCAATGGGCAGGTATTCAAGAGCAGAAGATGAAATGAGAATGAATCTTGAGAAGCTATTGAATACAGCCAAGGATGAGCACACGAAGAGAGAAATCCGAAAGATGCTTGAGAGAATGTAGCAGAGCGCTTCAGTAGTGGGGGGAGAAATCTCCCCACTTATTTTTTTATTATAAAACCAGTAGATGCATTGAGACAGAAGGGAGAGATTGCATGGCAATTAGATCCGCAAGAATTAAACAAGGAACTACTGCAGCGCTTGAAGTAACTCTTGAGGAAGAGGCAGTTCAGGATGCCACAGTGTATGTGACCATAGAGCAGGATGGCTTTAATCTTACGAAGTCTAATTACAAGGATAATCCTGCTGTAACGATGGAACCTGTCTATGATGAGGATGAGCAACAGATAGCTA